TTAGCACCTGTCCATGATACTGCTTTAGTTGTACCAGAGTATAATGTGACATTTGTTCCACTATCTCTTAACTTACCCCACTGCGTACCTGCATGTTTGAGTATGATGTCATTGTCATCTGCATCAAGGATGATGTCCGTGGATGCATCAATTGTTGCAGTACCTGTTACAGTTGCCTTCCAGTTACCACCAGATACGAGGTTCTGTGCACCAGTAGCAGTGAGTGTCATAGGGCCAGTGGTATCAATATTAATACCGTCTGTTGCACTTATATCACGTGTGCCACTTGCACTATCGGATTGATTACCTGTGACAGCGTAAGTTCTGGCACCAGATGTTTGAGTTAGGGCACCAGGCGTTGCAATAGTTGTTGTGGAACCTAATGTATATGTTTGTCGAGTGGATCCACCATCTTTCAGACGGATATTATCACCACCTGCATCAAGATTAATATCACCAGAGGCATCTACTGTGAAATCTCCAGTTACATTATGCGTTTGTGAATCAGATGTAGTTTGGAACGTTCCCATTGTGGTGATATCTGCATTACCAGATGCACCTATGTGATATGTTCCATTAGCAGAATCAGATATATTACCAATCACATTTAAGTCGTAATTACCTGTAACACCGTGTGTCTGTGAATCAGATGTAGTTTCGAACGTTCCCATTGTGGTAATATCTGCATTACCAGTGGCACCAATATGGTATGTACCAGATGCACTATCTGACTTAGATCCTGCAACTGTCTGTGTTAAGTTACCAGTTGTTACGATAGTGTTGGTATCACCCAGAGTGTATACGTGACGATCTGTACCTGCGTGAGCAAGTTCAATGTTATCACCGTCAACATCTATTTTTAAATCCCCTGTTACATCAATGACATAATCTGCGGGTGTGGCAATAGTATATTGTGCATTGTTTGCAAGTGTATGCGTGACAGTGTCTCCACCTGTACCATTCTTAAATAGGATCTCGTTACCGTCTGCATCTAATGTAATGTCACCAGTAACGTCTATTTGTAAAGAAGCACTACGGGAGATAGTACCATCTGTAGCAAAGGTATATTCGGTATTACCTGCATCTTTGAAAATGATATTTGCATCGGAATCGGCATCTAATATTATATCACCATCTACATCTAAGGTATAATTATTAGGTACTGTAACCTTATATGTTGCATCATTTGCAAGTGTATGAGTTACGGTGTCATTACCTGCACCGTTTTTAAAGATGATATCGTTACCATCTGCGTCCAGTGTAATGTCACCAGAGAAATCTAAGTTAAGGGATGTACCCTCTTGTGTTTGAGATCCAGTAGTTGTAAGTGTAGAGTTACCTGCAATGTCTGCATCAAGGTTGCTTGATATGTTAAGATCAAGGACACCAGTAACATCTAATACGTTAGTGGCACCTAATGTGAAATTGAATCGTGCGACAGAGTCATCAAGGAAGTTGATGTTTGCTCCACCTGCATCGAGATTGATATCACCCACTGCATCAAGATTAATATCTAATCCTGCATTCAGTGTAATGTCCGTACCACTGTTTTGTGCAGTACTTAGCAATAGTCGAGTCTGAGTCTCCCCCTGTAAAGAATTACCAGTAGGATATAAAATCTCACCTGCCGAAGCATCGAAGACCCGTTCTATCTCATTAATTGCCATAACGACATCACTGTCACCATGGGTAAGCAAGTTAACTGGATCACCGACATTATAAGAAACAGTATTGAGATTGTCTCTTAATATTTTGAAGGAGTCTGTTAGTAATGTATACGGACGTGCCATTTATAATTTCTCTACTATTGCGGAGAGCATTGTTTTGATATCATTTATATCGGTCTTTAATGAATCTACTTCTGCTCTCAATTGTTTATCTTCTGCTTGTTTTCGCAGTCGTACCTGCTTTTGCTCTCGTGCTCTTTGTATTGCACTTCTATTTATATTTATAATGGCACCAGATTCTGGATCTCTCGCAAAATCTGGTTCATCTTTTACCTGCACTAAATCACTCATATTACACTGCCAATGCTATTACTCGTAAGTCACGGAACGTTGGTACTTGTGCCGAGTTAGTACTACGCATAACTATCTTAGTTTGGAACTTAGTGAATGGGGGTAATGCACCACCTTCACCACCTACCAAGTATCGATACTCACGGAAAGTGTTTTTGTTAGTATCTGGTGGTAGAGTATTCTCTGGATTTACCAGTGTCCACAAGTTCTGTTCAAGATTGACACCTGCATCACCACATCTCCAATATACTTGGAAGTCTGATTCTGGTGGACGGTTAGCAGCGACTAATATTTTTAGACCAACTGCTTCTTCCGTTAGTGTAGTTATCTTAGTTACATGCTTCGCAGATTCACTACCGAACATCGGGTGAGTTTCACTAATGTACGTTAATGGTACATTAAACCCTTGTGTGGCAGAGGAGTCTTGCTTTGAAATCAAGTTATGCATTGTCATCACTTTAGCACGTTCGAGGTCAACAATAGGTGACAAGTACGGTGAAGTGGATTTTAATGTTACCTGCATCTCAAGAGATCTTGCACCATTCATTTTACCTGCGGTAGAAAGATTCTCTGTTGGTCTATTATAGACTGCACGTGGTGTGCTATAGTAAATATTCTTTTCGTTCTCAACTATCTGGAACTTAGATTCTTTACTAAATCTTGTTTGATCACCTGCAAGTGATTGCTGTGAAGTAGTCTTCATAGACAATGTTACGTTAGTCTGAGAAGGTTGTGTAATATCAATACTTGGACGTAATACTTCAAAGTTTAAGTTTTGTGATGATGTTACAGATGAACCACCAAACCACATACGAGAGGTTGCCGAAGCACCAGCGGTATATGTGTATCCAGAGTTATCGTAATCAACAACAGTTCTTAGACCATTAACGTTAGCACCTGTCAGTCCGTTTCCGAAACTTGTTGCCGAGTCAATACCACGAATGATTGTCTTATCACCAGTACGCAGACCGTGATTAGCAAATGCTACCCTTACAGTGTTAGAACCAGAGTCTACGACTAATGGATCTCTACTTAGTGCTTCTGGATCTACGTTAGCATTCTGAAGAATGATATTACCCGAAGAAACGAAGTTAGCAACGTTAACTTTATATGTTAAGTCTGAACCAGATGCAGGTTCCCAAGTCTTACCATTCTGAGACTTAAAGAATGCACCCAATGTTGCTTGTTGTGTTACACGTGCTTCTTGAGATCCTAATTGGAACTCACCTACTTTAGCGGCATATGCATTGTAGTCTGGAGAGTTATCGCCAGGAACTAATACTAATGCATAGTCTCCTACAGGACAGAATACTGGTGTGTCGAAAACAAACTTAGTTGACTGTGACAACATTGCTTTGTTATTAGACCCAGTAGTTACTGTAGTAACCTGTGCGGGAGATAACTTTTTACTTGCTAAAATAACATCTGAGTGTGGCACACCATTTACTGTAGGTCTTAACTCACAGAATACTGGAGCAGTATTTGACTTAGTGGCAAAGTAAACTTCCATAGATGTTATAAACAATCCACCTGCTTCTAATACTTGGAAAGTCTGAGCAATTGGATCTCTAAATCTACGTCCACGTCTACGTCCTCTACCCCTTAACTCTTGGACTGGCATACGAACCAATGTTGGAGTAGTTCGTCTTGTTGCCGCTGGTGGTACAGTTGGTGTAGTAGCAGGTGGAACAGGTGTAATACGTGGACGAGGAACAAATTCAGTTGTTGTTGTTTCGTTCTCTCTTGTTGTTTCCCTATTACCTGTAACTGCTGTTACCGTACTGCTTGACTTAATGTCTGTAGCAGGTTCAGTTGTCACAACAGTATCTGTCCATACAGTACTATCTGCTGTAGTGTTTTGTTCTACAGACACATCCGAAGTACCAGTTATCTTTAATGTACGAGTTACGTGGATATTATGTTCGAACTTCTCAAGAGTACCTGCTGATTGGAAGAGAGTCTTAGCAAATGACATCGCACCATCTTCATTAGCAGTGTTGACATCAATTAGCATAAACTCACGTTTACCAGTATGGAATCTCATAGAAGCATTGTTTGGTACAACGAACGAACCTATTACAGTACCCTCTGCATCAGATGTGAGATTGGTCTTTCCTTTGTTATGGACTTGACTTGTTTTAAAAATAAAGTGGTTGTCTTTAATACCACCACCCAAACGAGTGTTCAACCAACGTCTACGGTTAGAGAACTTAAATGATGATTCTGTTCTACAGAACTGAGACACATTAGTATTATCAAAGAATGGGAAGTATTGTGTATTTGGTCGCAATCCTTCTGCTTTGAATCTAATCTCTACTGAACGCATGAATGGTATTACTGATACATCGATAACTCTCTTACCTACGATATCACGAATACTTGATTCACTTGCAACACGGTTTACTGTATTGGAAGTTGAAGTTGTCGTGGTAGTTTCTGTAGTTTGTTCGAATCTATTCTCTTCAGTAATAGTCTTAGTAGTTTCGAATGTTGATGTATTTGTACTACGAATCTTTGAACGAGTTTCTGTTGTAACTGTATCCCAGTTATCAGTAGTTACATTCTCACCAAGTCGTATTCCAAGTCCTCTCCAACCTTGGTTTCGGAAAGTTCCCCCACCAGATCCTGCAAGTCCAAAGTTACCACCTGCCCATATGCTACCACCACCAATGAAGTTGGAACCGATACCAGTTGCCCAGTTTGCTCTTTGCCATTGTGCATCGATAGCAGATCTGGATACTTCTTCTTGTCGTTCTCTGTTAACTTCTACAGTTTCTGTAGATAGAGTGGTATTATTAGTAACAGTACCTGTCTTGACCCACTCTCCCAATTCTTCTTGGGTTGATGTACCAACGAGTACGGGGTCTTGAGTATTTTGGACTACTGTAGTTGAGGTTCCCGAAACAAATGATTTGGCAGTTTCACCCACATCCAACGATGCAGGATCAACCCCAAACCAAGCGTTATTCGAGTTATTCCAGTTAAGTGCTTCACGTAAATCAAACTCTGTTGAATTACCTACAACACTCTCACCAACTTTTTGGGTTTCTTTCCAAGTGTCAGTTTCTGGAGAAATTGTTAATCTACCAATAGTAAATGGTACGTGGAATGGTAGAAGGTTTTCTGTGCTTGAAGCAAGTTCCTGTGCATCATACGGTACTTCCGTATGATCAAGCATCATCATATCACCATGTAATTGTACACGGAGATTACCAGTTACGTCAGAGTCATAGAATAATGAAGACTCTTCTTCTGGTGCACGTGGACGTAGCATCTTAGCAACCTTATCGATTGCAGACTTAGCACCTTCTTTACTACGTGTATGCGTATGTGCATGGTTAGCAAAGTTATCTACAAAGAAACCAGACTTAGCACGGTCATTACCTGCTGAGTCAAGAACTGATCCGATTTTAGTATTCAACTCAAGTAGTGACAATGAAGTCATCTCTTGTAGTTTATCGATCTTCTCTTCTAACTTATTGATATCCTGCATAGTATAACCCTTGCGAGGAATCAATGTTGATTTCATATCTTGAGTATGAAGAGTATTAGGATTCATACGGATATTGTATAGATCCATACAATCTTCTGGAACTTCTGGGAACTTAGGATTTAAAGAAGAGGATCCTTTTACCAATCGTAATTCACTGTTCTTGGATATAACCAATTTATCATTACGTGGTAAGTAGTATTCTGCATCCGCAGTAATAGTATCAGATGGAATAGGCAATGCAGGTACAGATGTAAATACTCCCGAACCATTGGTTGAAGGACGTAAATCGATAACGTCTCTTAAAGATACTTTACCTCCATCTGGAAGTGCTTGTGCGGGAATGTCTAAGTAATCTAACTGACCATCATAGGAGTTGACTGCAAAGAATTCTCCATTAGAACTTGGAGCAAAATACTTCATTCTAACAAATACATTTTGAGTCGCACTGGTTAAACCACCACCAGTGTATATCAACTTAGAGTCTGATTGATGAGATGGTTCATTGTTAGGTTGAAATACAAAGTATGGAAATAAATCATAACCATCACTATCAGCATTACGTATACGATCAACACTATAAACATCTGATTTACCCAGATCTATGTATTGAATACCGTATCCATCTGAATCCAGTTGTGCGGTAACAACAGCATCTGTAAGTTCTTTAGTCTTTACCGAAGAATTAGTTTTCTTAACCTGTCCAATTACTTCGTATGACTTACCACTTGTCAATCCACTACAAGTAATTTTCTTATTACCTGTACCACCGATAACAGTAGATACACCAGATTTCATAAAGGATGATGCTCCATCACCCTGTGCAATCAATATATCCGTTTGGTTTACAAATGATTCACCTGCATCACCAAGTGTTATTTCGTGAGTCGTTCCAGATGCAGTAAAGTTAAACTTCTGCATTAATGTAATTGTTGCGGGACGAGCAGGTAACTCCTGTGCGAAACCTTTTGGTCGAGGCAACGGAGTATCAAATATTAGTGCATCCTCTCTTTGATCTACAAGTAAAGTACCCTTGTTTCCAATACGAGGAACAAGGTTAACCAAGTGAGCATCTGTTGAAGATTTAACAGATAATGCATCTGCCAAACTAAAATCTAAATTAGTTAGTTTAACATTAAATAAATGTGCTTTGTACGATGGAACACGTTGATATTGTTGTCCACCTGCAAGTGTTTGTGTGCTACCTTCTGTGATTGCACGAACGTTTGCTGTACCTATATTGGTACCAGTACCACCATATCCAGTATGCAAAGTTACTGGTTCTGCTGTTTCGATGTTAAGCATACCAACACCACTATCAAAGTGGTAATAGTTTCCGTAGGTAATACCTACTTGCTCATCGTCTCTTGTAATAGTATCAGTAGCACGAGGCAATAAAATTTGTTGTGGGATGTTGGTGGCAATACGTTTACCATCTAAGTATGCTACGCCAGGATCCACATTAAGTATAAAATTGTTGGCAATACTTTCACCGTCTGGACGAACTCGTAGTTTCCAGTACTGTTTAATGAAGTCACCGTTAATTTCTTTGATACGTTTGTTTACATAGTCAAAGTTTTGAGACTCTGTTTTAGTAGAGATGTATTCTTTACCGTCAATGATTCGACCATAGAATACGAAAGTGTCACCAATATTAACATCATCACGAGACGCAAGTATCAAACGAATACGCAATCTATCTGCACCAGGCGATGCTCTGTTAGGTGTCGTATTTTGGTTATCATATAATGCATCTGTATCCGATACAGTAACAATATCTTGAACAACTTTAAAACCAATATCAACTGTTTCACCAGTGCCATATTTGCTTAAAAATAGTTGTTGTTGTGGCACATAAACAAAGTGACCATTAATGTAAAACTCTGATTGACCTACTTCGACCTTAGAACCAAATCCAATATTAGTAGAAATATTAGATACAGTAAGGTTTACGTTAGATCCGTTACTTAGAATTTCGTTAGAAACTACAGTAGGTGTAGATTCCTGTACTGTTGTACTGGCAACTGTTGTAGGATTGTCTAAGTACTGGACATAGATTGTGTCTGGATCTGATCCAGTTGCCGCTATTGCCTCAAGAACTCGTACTTTTATTGAAGTTACGGATCCAGTTAGGATTTGACCTTTAAGTGCCGATACATCTGTGAATGAGTTGTTCTGATCATTAGATATTTTAATGTATGGATGAGCATCGTTGACCGACAATCCACCTTGAACAACCGCAACACCATCTTTGCCATAAACATTATTAGCAAAACGAGTAATCTCAGACTGAATAATAGTCTGCATCTGTGTAAGTTCACGTGCTTGTAACGCACGACCTGCGTTAAACAGAATACGATGATAGTTATCACTATCGTGATAATCATCCTTGTAAGTTGAACGTAATGTTTGTTCTGTAAAAGTGTTTGGCATTTCCTATTCCTAAATGGTAATTACTATTTTCAAGTCTTCAATCTGGTCGTTCGATCTTGTTACTGAGGATCTATTATCTATGTATACTAAATCTCCAGTATATGGATTGAACTCTCCACCAAGTAACTTGGTTACTGTTCCTACAATACTACTGTTGCCTACTATTGATACCTGTTCACCAGAATCAAAGTTAGTAAACCCAGTTTCTTCAGTCTGGTGATACCAAAGACCATTACCAGAATCCGCAACATCATCGATTATTGCGACTGCACCAGATACTGCCCCTTGTACTTTACTTTTTTGTACAACGGACTTGACAAAGTTTGTTTCAGATGTTACAATCTTATTTAGTGCAAACCCAGTAGTAGATGTAAGCAATGTGCCTGTCGCACTATCAACCTTTGGGTTTCTCATTAGTAATACTTGACGGAAGATATTATCACCTGTGATAAAGTCTCCACCTTCGTTATATGTTGGTTTGGTATTAAACATCATACCTTGTGACTTCAAGTCAACAACTGGGTCTGATCCCATACCATTTGGTTGTCCGATAATAGCACGAGCAGTACATGAGTCACCACCCCCACCACTAATAACTACGTTAGCATAGTCATATCCGTTTCCGTAATATGATGCACTTCCGTTACCTGCACTATCTGCTTTTACTTTGATGTCAACAATAGTCTCACCTGCACGTACCGCAAAGGCAGTAGCATTTGAACCATTACCGACAATAGTAACATCTGGGTTTGAAGTATATCCAGATCCACCGTTGGTTATTTTATAACCTAAAATTTGTCCTTTGACTGCATTGTTCTGTACAATGTTTTGCTGTAGATCTTCGGCAGGTGAGTCTGAGTCAACTGCTGTAACAAATGTTACTGGCATGAACGCAGACGATAGGAACTTATCGGCACGTAACGCACCAATTGAGTACATAAACTTCCAAGTGTAACCATCCGAAGTACGGAATGGAGTACCATTAGTATTACCTGTAGGTTGAATTGTTGATAGTTCAGAAGTACCATCTGTCTTCTTACCTTGCTCTAATACAATATAGATCTCGTTATTAGAGTTAATAGCATAGAAGGGGTTCTCTGGGAATCCAACATCTGCATCATCGTATGCATCATAGATTAAGTTAGCAACCCAACTTCTACGTGGTAATACGTATGATGCGTCTTGAATCAGTTTAAGTGACTGAAGTGATCCACGTGCAAGACGTGCTTCACGGGTATTATTCGTAGGAACAGTAGCAACGTCAGATGCGTTCCAATCTTCGGAACGTCCAATTCCTGCATAATACCTATTACTGGCAGAGTCATTGAAGTCTTGAAGAATATCATCAAGAACTTGTTTTTTAAATTGGTCTGTTATTACTGGCATTTTCTATTCCTATGTATTTAGAGTGCAACCAACATTGCTAACTACCACCCATTTATCACCCATCCATATTAGGGAGCATGATGTATTTGAAGGCATAACAATATTTGCATATGTTGCAAGGTTGCTGTTTGATTCATTAATTGTTTGTTGTGCAGTACCTGTGTTTACCAGATAGTGAATTTCACCTTGAAGTCCATTAGTACCACTTGTTAATGTGTGTGTACCGTTAGTACCAGATGTGAACTTAGTCACCACGTATGATGAGTTCGTTGATCCACCAGTTGAAGTAATAGCATGTGTCTTCAATGCTACCTTACCGTCTAATTTAACTGCACCAGTTCCTGTAGAACGTAGTGATAAGGATGCGTTAGACTGTCCCTCTGCTTGTACAATAGCAGGGAGATTAGATGAGGCATTTGCAATTGTAACATGGTTAACAGCAGACGCAGAATCTCTAAAGTGAATCAGTTCGTTCTGTGCACTGTCAAGAATACCACTACCAATCTTAGGAGAGTTGATCTGCGGTGATTGTAGTGTCTTATTAGATAATGTCTGAGTATGACCATTAAACGTTATTTCATCATTCCCTGTTAACAAAGGTAGAGTTACAATACGGTCGGCAGTCAATTCACTCACAGCAAACACATATTGATTGTTTGCACTTGTGTCATTGATTTGAGGAGTTGTCAATACTGGACTGGTCAAAGTCTTATTCGTAAGAGTCTGAGTGTTAGTGTCCATAGTAATAATACCAGTGTGATCTGGAATAGTTACTGTACGAGTCCCTGTGGGGTTAGTCACACGCAGTGTTGTCTTATGAGCATTCGCAGTTGCTCCATCAAATATCATACCACTTGAATCGAATTCGATCAAAGGCATAAGAGATGAACCATCTCCTAATTTGTTGTAGATCTCTGCAAAGTTTTGCTCAATTTTTAACGCAGTAGTACGAAGAGTATCTCCCGTACCATCGTTTGCGACTGTTCCTCTATTTAATACTTGTCTTGTCATCTCTTTTACCTAAAGATTGTTACATCTATTTATACTATAAGTTTCTATTTATTGCTTCTCTTAGACTTATTTCTGAGTCTGAATCACCAACTTGTCTTGCATTACCGTCTGAGTCAAGCAATTGGTTGTTGTCTCCGTCTACCCTATCAGTACGCATGTTCCAAGTGAACTGCTCTTGGTCAATGGTTTCTGTACTGGATATATCAAATCCAGAGAATGTTGTGCTACCATCACTATCATCATCCAACGTTGGAGAATCTGGTGTGAGGTATTCACCCAAACTTGAGTACAAGTTATCGAGGTTCTCGACTGTAAGATCCTGTACGTCATTAAGGTCATTACCACCTTTGTCGATTGCATCCGCTGCGTTACCCATGTTTGTTCTAAATAGCAATGTTCTGCCTCCTGCTGAATCTTCTCCGAGACGTGCACTTAAATCAAAATCGAATAGTGCGGTGTTCTGCTCGAATGCTAAAGGATCAAATAGACCTTCACCTTCCAATACGATTGGTGGTTTGATTGCTACGCCTGGATCATACTGTAACTGATCTAAACTGGCATTACCCACTATCTGAGTAAGACCACCGAGGTACATACCTGCGGGGTGTGCCATTAACTTATATGCATCTCTCCACTGCTCTACCGATAGTTCGGATCTAATCTCAACAGCAAACGTTTGATATAGTTTGTTGTCTGTCAGATACCTTGCTGATTGTGCACCAAGTTTAGATTCATTCAACGTGAATATATATTGTTTCGTATAAACCACATCTGGTTCAATATCAAAAAACGTCTTAAAGAACTGTCGTATAGAGTACCTTGTCCCTTTTGCACGATACAGATAACTTGAATATTTTACTGCTGTTCTTTTATCAGTAAACCCTTGGAAGTAGTTTTGACCTAATAGGTATTCGTCTTCGAAGTATTCGAGTAGTTTTAAATCTGTAGATGTAACATCCCTTGTATCAAAAATATTATCTAAGAATGTTGTAAGAGACTCTTGCCTACTTTCGAAGTCATAATACTTCTTTAAGAAAGTTACAAACTTAGGATAATCACTAAGATAATGTTCTGGCAATACAGATTCGATTTGCGGTTCTCGCAAATTTACGTCACGTCTTTGTGTATCCCGTAACGTCTTATCAAAAACTGTGTGTGTGGTCATATACTACTCTTAGTTCGATGCAGTTGTACGAATACCTTTCGCACTTAGACGTGTGTTATCCGATTTAAGAATATACTCACGTGTAGGCACAATGGCACTTGCGTTTGCCGCTGATACACTCAACTTAATTGCATCGTTGCTGTTTGCTTTAAACCCTGTTAATGATACTGTTCCTGCGGCCGCATTAAACGATCCTGCATTATCTTTAATAATACCACCAGTAGCACTCTCAATAACTTGTAATGTATTGGTCGATAGTTTGTTTTCTAATCTACATGTCTTAACTGTTGGAGTTGGATTAAGTATTGGGTCATATTCTGGTAAAAATAAGAATGTGGATGTATTCACAACAGTATTGATATCATCTGCTACCGCAATAGGTACAGGGAAACTGAATGTAAAGTCTTGCTCTACACCACCAGATGGAGTAAATACTTGTTGCATCTTAGTGTCTACACGAGACGATAAGATA